GAAAGTTGTGTCATTTGAGAAGGCATTGTTGAAAATACGGGCTGCATGAACTTGTCGAGTTTGACGTGCTGATCTAGCTAATAGCTTAAATCGGGTATCAATGATACCAAACTGGTCAAACTCTACCAACAGTCTTTCGACTTCTACGCCTTTGGCGTATTCTCTGTGTGTTGCAGAGACATCGTACTGTTGATCGGGACCGTCATAATTAACGGCTCCACTAAATTCATTATACAAGCCCATTGGGGACAGGGAACTCCAACGCTCAGTTAACTGAGAGGGAGTTTCCATGCTGTAGAACTCGGAAATGCGATCCTGTTCATCAGCAAATTCACCATCTGTAATTTCCCGAAACCTTGGATCAAGGACATCAGGAAATCCAGCGGTAGTCAATGGATTAGCCATGATTTAGATTCTCCTTTTAGGAAATTACAAAGCCGTACTAGAGAAAACGTGATCTTGAAAGAAGGTCACAAGCTCTACTAGTGGTTGGCTTGGGTTTTGAACTACAACACCGCCCTGACTGGTACTTGACTCATCAACGAGTACATCCCAGACCATTAAGTCGCCTGTATCGGGAAGGTCAACACCTGCCCCAAGTACACCAACAAACTGATCGAATGTAGTCGTGATCTCCACACCTGGGCCATTTAAGACACCATAGGTGCGAAGGTAAGTATCATTTTGAGCGATATCACTATCGAAGGGAACAACAACCGCAGTTGAAGTGTTATCTGTGTGAGCATCAATGACTCTGACAGCACCAGCGTTATTACCAGTGAGGCCAATGAGGTATCCGCCCACAAATTCAGATGTAGCCACATCGGTGTCTGCCAGTGTAATACCAGCAGCTTCACCCGTAGGCTCCGTCATAATGACGTTATTGGCAGCACCCGAAAAATCGGTATCATTGCCAGTTCCACCTGAGACTTTTCCCCTAACCAACTGGTTGGGAGAATAAGTACATTTAACCATAACTTCTGCGGAGTCTTCGCCAGTTCCCTGAGTGGTTGAGTACGTTCCAGCTTCAAGACTGATACCAACGGCTTCAGTCTGGTCATTGACCGCTGCATCGGTGATCTCAGCATTTCCGGTTAGAGGGGATTTAACCACCATCTGACCAGCAATAACTGAGGCACTGATACGGAATCTGCGAACATATTCTCCGCCACCACCTAAGTTTCCGGCAGAATACATATTACTTACTCCTTTTTAACATATTGTAATAGTTTTGTGAACTAAAGCGTTTATCTCGCTCTACACTTAATAGAATCTTTCCAGTAGTGGACGTTTCATGCCAGAATCCAGTACACACGATCATAGTTGAAGAACAACCATCACAGTCTGTGATTTCTTTAAATCGAGTGTGTGGGAGATAGGAGTATTTTTTCCACCAATCTCCGTAGCGATTCCGACAGTTATGGCAGAGGGAAACGGATTTCCTTCTAGCCACGAAGTTGTCCATCCAGGCAGCACCTAGCTGCCTTTGCGGTTTAATGACAGTCATATGACGACTTTGCCTGTCTAGCTGTGGAGCCATCTTTTGATGGTTCACTGACCTGATTTTACGCAGGTATTCAGACACAGGAACCTGTCCAACTGTCCTAATTCGTACTGTAGGTTCTTTGTATTGCATAAACAAACGTGACCCATCAGGGTCGATGCCTCGCAATACCTAGTCTACTCAGCAGAAAGCTGAATAGTGCCTCGCTCTAGGTAGGTTTAGGATCTAACCTCGCCCCTTAAAAGGTGGGATTAGATCGCCAGCTTTCCCCCCATCTGCCCAAGCTGGTGAGTGACAGAACCAACACCCTTGGGAAGCTGACTGGTAGATAGTCTTATCCTGTCCTGCGGAAGAAGTTTGGTCACTGGCTGTCAGGTTCGCCTCGTAGGTGCCTCCCCTTGGCGTTCTTGACAACCTGTTGTAACTTCCACAGACAGAACAACGAATAAGTTCTGTACCCTTAAAGTCAGATGGAGGTTTATTATAGTAGCTTTTCAAAGTTTAATTTAACTAATGGAATAGGTATTATACCAAATTTTTAGAGGGAAGTAAACCTATTTCTTTTTTTTCTTCTTCTTTTTCTTTTTAGGCGGTCTACCTCGCTTAGAACCGTAAGTTCCTTTACCGTATGGCATAATATTCTCCTAATTAATAAGCTCTACATCCACATTATTAGTTTCCAGTTCAATCCAAACTCTTGCACCGCAACTTAAAGGCTTATGAGGACTGTAGATCACTTTTGCAACTTCAACGCCATCTTTGGTTGTCAAAATTACCTTACGGGCATAGTTGTTGTCCTTATACGTTTTTACAGTTAAAACAGGTTCGTCAGTACCTAGTTTGGTATTCTTACGAATCTTGTGCTGATTAACGTGAATTATCTTTTTCAATAAACTTGTCACCGAAGTGACGCATCAATAAGGCTCCCATACTGGATAGTAATGGAGCAATTCGATCTGGACGCTCAATAAGTTCCCACCAGGACTTGTCACCAAAGTGAGAAAACCATCCAGCAAAGACCATGAACAGTCCAGACACAAGAATCCAGTTGTTTCTCTGCTGTAAGCTCATTAACCGCCACAACAGCTTTCAAAATAACCACAATGAGTACAAATCAACTTTTCTTTCTTGGGACTCATCTCATGCCCACAAGAGGGACAGATAACAGAACAGGCTAAATCTGTGTATGTTTTAATGGTCTACCTTCCTTAATTCTTGCACTCTGCATACCAGGATAGGTTTTCTCTAACTGATCCCAATATCTTTTATATGGAGCTTCTTTATAGTTGTTGTCCCTCTGTCCCAGCTTCATAGCATAGTCTCGTTCTGCTGGACTGAGATGTTTTTGAGGATTGAAGTTGCTTATGGCTCCTCCGGCACCCCCACGCTGAGAAGGTTCAGTAAAATGCGTACTAGTGTCTCTTACCATCTCTCTTGCGGTATTTGCTGAGACTCCCAGCTCTGCTTTAGCCTCTAATGCAGCATCGTGAAGCATACCAAGGTTGTAGTTACCGTAATTTGGTGATCCTTGATGCAATAACTGAGAATTAGGGTCCATTACAAGTCGCTGATAGATTTCATTGGTTTTCTTAAAAATAGGACTGTTCTGATCCTGTAACTCAGGAGCAATTCTGCTTAGAGAAGACACAGCAGCTTGAAGTTTGTTTGCTTCAATATCTTTAGCCTGCCTTCTGGTTTCCAAGCGTTCTTCAATACGAGAAGCCTTCAGGTTCTCATATTCACGAATCTTCTCAGTTTTACCTTCCAGCCATGCCTGATTAAAATCATCAACTTCTTCTGATGTTAAAACATCTTTAGCTTTTACAGGTTCCTCTGGTTGAGCTGGTGCTTGCTGCTGTTGTATCTGTATCTGATTCTGCTGTTGAGCTAGATTATACAACTGATTGCGTAAAGTCTGGTTCTCCTGATAAAGTCTTTGGCCTTCTTGAGTTGAAGCAGCATATCGTTCTTTGTAATCATGTTCGGGAGCATTGACTACTTCAGGGTCAGTAGCGTCTTGACCGCTTAACTCAGTCCCTCCCGTAGCTGGAGTTTCCGTTGCTGCGGAGTCCTCGTTTGGGGTTAGAGTTTCATTGTCGGGCATTAAAGTTACCTCCTGTTGAGTGATTGTGTTGTGGGGAGGCAACCACAAAGCCAATCACCAGTGTTGTCAATGCCCCCTGAATCTGCACCAATCAGAAGATTAATGCAGAAGATTAAGATCGTATCCTGTTGGATCTTCAAAGTTACTCATCATTTCATCAGCAACTTTCTTATCAAAGCCACCTTTGAACTGATTAGCACTATCCACTAATTGTTTATACCCCAAGAACATACCTTGAAAGAACCGTTGGTCCTTGGGAGATGTTAAAGCCCTCACAGCAATAATCTTTAATACTTGGGGCCAGATTTTAGTTGTCAGTATGTTCCAACTATCAGATCGAAACATCTCTGATAGTGCTAATTCCTCATCTTTAGTAAGGTCTTTAGTAGGTACATACTCAGAAGGATCAGTAAGATCCATATTAGCGAGTTCGTCCAGTAAATTCATTTAGCCTCCGTCTATTTTCTCCGCTTTAACCTTTTCTTAGCTCTGTCCTTAAACTTTTTAACTCTGCTCTTATCAGGTGCTACATATTCAGAGCCTCTTGTTAGACCCCTTCTTTTAGTTTTTGGGGCAGGTCCACGTTTTGCCTTACCCTTCTTTTTCCTAGCTATATCTTTGTCAGTTACCCTTCCCCTGATGGTCCTCGCTACTGGACCTTTTGTTGGTGCAGAGTTAAGTAATTTGAGGAGTTTTTTTGCTGTAGGACTTCCTGGTTTTATATCTTTTAAGATTTTTGCTACTGCTTCTGTACCTAGTCCAGCCGTGGCAGATCTGATAGACTTTGCAGTGACTCCAGTAGGACCAGTCGAAGTTGCCAAGGCTTTTACTGCCCCTTTCACCGCCCCCTTTACTGCCCTTGCTGCCCCTTTTACTGCCTTTCTTGTCTTTCGTTTTACTGTCTTCCTCCTTCCTTTTACTGGCTCCTTAAATGCTTTTAAAGCTCGTTTTTTCAAGGCGTTAGTTGCTTTTCTTCTTTTTGGCATAATCCTGTCCTTAACCTCCGACATCTACTTTCTGTTCTTCTATGTCAGCTTCAGCAGGCTGCTCTGCTTCTCCCTGTACTTCAGGCGGACCTTGAGGAACACCCTCAGCTCCAGGAGGTGCTTGTTGGCCAGGAACCCCTTGTTGCTGCTGTTGCTGCATTACCTGAGCCTGTATCATCTCTTCTGGCCATATAGCCTCAAAGTTCTTTTTGCCTAGTGACTCATACAGTTGTTTGGCTAAAGCTCTTACAGACTGAGGTGCTTGACCTATATAGGGTATGGACATCATAAACTGGGCCATTTGCATGTTATCTTGCTGTTCCTGCAATCTATTGGGATTAAGCTGGAACTGGAAATCGACATCTTCATAGAATAAGTCACGTGTGATATTGGTCTTACGAAATAAATTAGTTTCCTGATTAAAGAACTTAAACTCCAGCTCTCTTGGAGCGTATCGTTGATAGAGGATATGTACTCTGCGCAGCAACTCAGTAAATTGTTCCGCCATCAGGGCTACCATACGTGAAAAAGCGATGTTGGACTGCTGCATGAGCATTGCAGTGCCTCTGGCTGTTCTGGGTGCATTAGGTACTGAAGCTGCTCTTCCCTGGGTAAAGTCTGTAACTGCGGTGTCTCGTTCTGCCCATGCCTGTACTTGTTGCAGCACTGAGAGCTGAAAGTCCTTGTTGCCTTGGAATCTTGGGAAGTTCACACCACCTGAGTTTAGGACTGGTACGCCTTCTCCTGGTTTCAGTTGGTTCATATCTCCTAATAAGCCAGTGGATGCTGGTTCATAGAAGAAGAACGGCATGTTCTGGAGTGTACCGTAGTCCATCATCTGGTTGAATGTGGAGTTGAGGAGCCTGTTCAGGTGCTTCATCTTGAATGGAATACCCTGACCAAAGAAGTGTCTGGGGATACGGGTAAAACGGTTCTCTACATGAGGACGTTTACCATCGGGATAAAGTCTCGTCAGAGGGATAATACGGGCAATCTTCTTGGTATCTGCAAGATAGACAATCTCAACTTCTTCATGTAAGGCATTACCAATCTGATTTCCTTCATCATCAAACTCAATATTCTGTTTTTTAGTCTCGCCATCAAAACTCTTGACTTCGCCAGGCAGAGCCATACGCATGTAGAAGATAATAACTTTGGCTGTTTTAGTCGGATCAGTCTGACTGATCTCATCTTCTTCCCTTATAGCACGTTCTTTACTGGTTAGCTCATGTTCAGACAGCGTAGACCTTAGTTCTTCATCAATATTGTCATAACCGTGCTGTTTACGGGATCTGAGTTCATCCCAAGTTAAGTGAGTAACTTCATAGTACCAAGGACATTCAGGCCATTGAAGACCTAAGCCAGACGAAGGAGCTACAAAGAGTCTACCCATATCCGTGATATCTACAGCAGGTCTGTCTAATCTCTGAGAGGTTACTTCTTCAACAACTTTTTCATCAAAGCCAGCTACAGTCTCTACCTCAACTTCTTCACCCTCCAAAATCTCAAACTTCTCCTTTTTCATTCTAAGGGAGGTTTCTACACGCTGATCTCGAATTAATGTCTCATCCCTGTCCCAGCGTACCTTTACAGCAGATGTGCCATCCAGGAGTGTGTCAAACAACCAATCGTTGCCGATTTCCTTCAGATTAAGTATCTTGGTCCAAACATGGTCAAAATAGAACATCTCCAGCAGCTTGGCTGATTCTACATCTGTTCCTTCGGTGCCAACTACAGTAGGTCTTTGTGCCAGCATAGCATCATAAAACTGAGCCAGCAGACTGTCGATAGTGACACGGGTTAAAGGAAGGAATAAGTTGGAAGCACCACGCCAAGGCCAATTCTTGACCTCCTGGTCAGGCTTGGCTAGGTACATACTCATAAAGGTACTATGTTCGGAATCCCAATCACCTTTGAAGTCTTCAGCCTGTTCAATCATACGGGTTAACTGCTGAATAAGATCTTCTTGACGGGATTGAGACAGACTGATCTTAGGGATTTGATTATTTACAGGCATATATGGTAGGAAGGTAAAGCGTTCAAATTAGGAATTTTTTAGATAAAATTACTAGACTATTCTACGAAACTAACATTATACCACAAACAATATCAGCAGGTCAACATAAATCTTTAGCGTTTTAGCTTTAATTGCTGAATAACCCGTTTGTTGTTAATTAGTATACCACCATAGAACAGATTTGCTATAATTAGGCAGCCGATACTCCATGCTGGAGAGTCTTGAAAGATTGAATAGCAGCCAACAAGTACAATGACAGTAACAACGGACTTCATTACGATTAATCCAGTTGATCCAAACTTCAAAAAGAACCTGGCCAGCCAGAATACTTCCCTTGCACCCATTCTTAGTGCATCCAGGGTAGTTAAAATGTCAAATATTTGCAGACCAACCTGCAAAACAGCCAGTGAGAGAAAGATTAAGATAGTCATCGGGAATTACCTCGTTATAAAAAATTATTTTGGGAAATTTTTTAAATTTAGAGTAAGGGACCCCTAATTTTTACACAGACGGAATGGACTTGTCAAGTTTTTTTAGAATCCAGAATTTTTTGGAAAATTTTAGTTGTTTTTATGTCTTTAAGTAACACTGTAAATTGGACACATTAAAATAAGAATCATTATTGATGTTGTTTTTTTATTATTGTTGACTAAATCGATAGATTAAGTAGATTATTAATATAAACTGTCTCTTTTTTACAACACTGTTGCATAAATGAGACACCCCACCCTATCTTGTTGATAACAAAAGACTTACCCCTCCACAGACCTGTCTCAAAAAGGACACACTGTTGCATAAATGAGACACAATACTTTACATAATGCAGATTTAGTCGTGCCTAACGTTTAGTCATGGCTAAATTCGCCATTAACATCCAATTTATTGGATTTATCCAATTATCTGGATTCAAAATAATGATTTAATCCAATTTTTTGGATCGCTGACGCTGGTGTCTCACTTTTACAACACAACCACGTCAAGCACTCAAAATCAACGCCTGTGCAGTCTTAGGTATAAAATGAGGTACTACTATGCTTTAGAGGCTAACACGTCACCACGGGCAAATATGAGCGATTTAGGGGTAACTGTTTGGTAACTAAGTAGGCTAATCTGTCGTGGTATTTACTGGTTTTTTGGACAAAAAAAAGAGGAGTTTGTTAGACTCCTCAGTTTTTCCTGGATTGTTAGGTTAGTTTAGTAATCCGCGATTGTATCTTTTACTCCGATCGCCTCATCTAAAAACCCATGCTCTCCGAAGTGCTTGTCATAGGTGCTATAATCCATTTTGTACAAATCTCCCGATACCCAGTCTGTACTTATAGCTGTTAGGTGTTGGACATAATAATTATTGCCTTTTGAGTAGTGAATATCGGTGACTGAATATTCTGTTTCCGAAGATTCAGAACTCATTCTTCGAAGATCCTCTTCGGTGAATTTGTCCTGAACTACTCCAATGACCCGACATCCTCGTAAGACTCTGGGCCTGTTTCCCTGTTTAATCTCGATGTACATTTTGTTCTCTCCTTTTGTTTGGTGATTGTTTAACATGACTACATTATAATTGAGAATATTATTAGTTGTCAAGTAAAATAACAAATAAAAACAAAAAAAAAGGGAGGGTTTTATCCCTCCCAATTTTCCTGGATTGTCAGTTGGTTTATGTCTCCTTTTCTAACAATCCTTGTTCTTGGCCAAAATTGCTAGTCCAAATATCTAGATTGTCTGCGCCATCTTTCAAAATTGCACGTTTGATAATTTTCCCGTCAACTTTGAAAGTATAGATC